TAGAGATAACGGCGAAGGCTTCAAGTTTTTAGGCGACCAAGCAGCACGCACCGGCGCTATAATGGGTGAAGAGGCCCTAGAGGCAGCAAAGAATTTAAACGCTTCCTTATTCATTACAGGACAAACGGCGTTAGGCTTTAAAAATACCTTAGTTGGTGAGCTACTGCCAACCTTGGCTGATTTATCAATATCATTTAACGATGTTTCTACTGATGGCGCAATTGCTGCCGGTGTCGGTACGTTTATTGCTGATTCAATGCGAGCCGTTGCTAAAGTCGCAGTAGGCACCACAGCCACATTTGATCTGTTAGGTAAGGCTATAGGCGGCTACTCTCTTATTGCTAAAGAGGTCTTAACCTTTGGCGACATTAGCGGCGTATCTGCTATTGTAAATAGAGACTTAAAAGAAACTGCGCTTGAGTACGCACAATTTTTAGAGAATATTGATGACGCTGGTAACGCAAACAATATACCCGAATCAATCGAGCAAATTAAATCATTATTTAAAGCCTCAGAAGAATTAAGCAAAGGCTTAACAGGCGGCAACGGTTCAGCAGGCGACAATCTGCCATCAATTGAAAAATACAAAGAATTAATAACTGTATCTGAGCGATACAATACTTCGTTACGAACCCCCCTTGAGATTTATAATGATGAGATAAAGTTATTAGAAAAGCTTAAAAATACAAGGCGTGATGGCAGCGATGAGGCGTTATTATCTAATGAGAACTTTGCCCGTGGTAGTGCAGAAGCTTATGAGAAGTTTACTCAATCTTTAGAAAGCTCGTCGACTGAATTTGACAAGCTGAATGTTAAAGCATCTGAAAGTGAGACTATATTCGACGGACTGCGGACAGCCTCAGAAGATTGGAGTGCATCCTTTGCCGAATCATTAGTTGAGGGCGGTACGAATTTTGAATCATTTGCTAATGGCATATTAAAGCAACTGCAAAAGATAGCATTAGAAAAAGCATTTGCACCTGTATTTGGTGGCTTTGGTGACTTGATCGGTGAGGTTGGCGCAGGCTTATTTAGTGCGGCTGTACCGGCATTTACGGGCAGCGGTGCCAATTCGCCTATGTTTGGCAATGTCGGCCCTAGCTTAGAGGGTGGCGGCTTTACTGGTAGCGGTGCGAGAAGTGGCGGCACAGATGGTCGTGGTGGCTTTCCCGCAACCTTGCACCCTAACGAAACAGTTATAGATCACACTAAAGGTCAAGGCAAGGGAGCATCTAACAATATAGTTGTTAATGTTGACGCTTCAGGCTCAAGCACACAAGGCGATGGAGACGGTCGTGATCTTGGTAATCTAATCGGTGTTGCGGTAAGGTCTGTATTAATTGAAGAATCTAGGCCTGGAGGGATGCTAGCGTGACAACATTTACATTTTCGCCTACGTATGGGGCAGCAGAAACTAACGCACCTAAAGTACGCAAAGCTAAGTTTGGCGATGGTTATCAGCAGAGGGTTGGTGATGGCATCAATCGTACGGCCCGTTTATGGTCTTTAAGCTTCGAGGGTACTAAGTCTGACATAGACGCCATTGATTTATTTTTAGAAACTGAAGACGGCATCACGGCCTTTGATTGGACGCCACCAGCAGGCGCAGCGGGTAAATGGGTTTGCAGCGAATGGAGTCCAGCAATTAACCAATATGATAATTGGGTGCTTAATGCAAATTTTGAAGAGGTATTTGGTGAGTGATTTCTACTGATGTACAAAAACTAGCCGCAGGAAGTGTTATCGATTTATTTGAAATTGATGCAACTAACATCGATGGGTCTGTGTTGCGCTGGGTTAATGATACAAACAAGCTAGGCGCGGATATTGTATGGCAAGGCAATACTTATACACGCTTTCCTATTGAGGCAAGTGGATTTGCTAAGAGTGGCAGAGGCACACAACCAAGGCCCACTATTAAAGCGTCTAATGTTGCCGGTATAGTTGGTGCTTTAGTTCGTGACAATGAGGATCTAGTAGGCGCAAAGTTTACTCGACGTAGAACCTTTGTAAAATATTTAGACGCTGTTAATTTTAGCGGCGGCAACGCTTCAGCAGATCCTAATGTTTATTTTGCTGATGAGATTTGGTACGTAGATCGCAAGGCATCCGAGAACGGTATCTTTATTGAATTTGAGTTAGCGTCTGCAATGGATCTAACCAATGTTAAGCTACCTAAGCGGCAAGTTACCCAAAACGTTTGTGCATGGCAATACCGCAGCGCTGAATGTAGCTATGCCGGTGGCCCTGTCGCTACGATTATGGATATCATAACAACAGACGCAGCGCAAGATGTATGCGGTCATCGCGTAGATTCGTGTAAGCTAAGATTTGGCGATAATGCGACACTCCCTTATGGTGGTTATCCGGGCAGCAATAATTAGTGGATATACAAGCGGAAATATTTGAGCACGCTAAAGAATGCTACCCTAAAGAATGTTGTGGTTTGATTGTCATTGTCAAAGGCAAAAAGAGGTATGTTAAGTGCAGAAATATAGCTATGGGTCTACAGTTCGCAATTCATCCAGAAGATTACGCAACCGCAGAAGACTCAGGTGTAATCGATACAGTGGTTCATAGCCACCCTAATTTATCACCTATGCCAAGCCCAGCGGATCTAATCGGTTGCGAGCAATCGGGTCTTAAGTGGCTGATAATGTCCTATCCAAGTGCTAACGTGTATGAGTTTGAGCCTACTGGCTATGTAATGCCCTTGTACGGTCGATCATTTCAGCATGGAACGGTTGATTGTTTTACGTTTATTCGTGACTACTACAAGCAAGAATTAAACATTAATATGCCTGATTACCACCGCAAAGATAACTGGTGGTTAAGTGGTGAAAATCATTATATTGATAGAGCGAAAGACGCTGGATTTTATCCGGTAGATGATTTACAGGTTAATGATGTTATTATTATGCAAGTAGGCAGCCAAGTACCTAATCATGGCGCGGTTTATGTTGGCAACAATAAAATCGCACATCATCAAGTTGGCAGATTATCATCACTTGATATATATGGCGGCTGGTACTCTAAAATTACAGCGGGAATATTGAGGCATACATCATTAAAACAATAATGCTATACGGCAAGCTAGGGCGCGATTTTAAACGAGTGCATCGATATGATGTATCTTGTCCTGCTCAAGCCATAAAAGCTCTCAGCGTTACGATAAAGGGCTTTAAACAGGCATTTATTGACGGCGGTCATTATCGCATCCTAGTAGGCGGCAAAGATGAACTAGATATAGATCAAGTTGCCAACCCTATGTCAGACCGTGAGACTATCCGCATTGTGCCTGTTGTTGCCGGTGCTGAGGGTTTAGGTAAGATTGTATTAGGTGCTGCATTGATTTATTTTTCAGGTGGTTTAGCTGCGGGTGTTGGTGGTGCTTTTGGTGCAACGGCGGCAACGACCGCAACCATCGCATCATCAATATCTGGAATAGGTGTGTCTTTAGTATTAGGCGGCGTTTCACAAATGCTATTTTCACCACAAGCGGCACCAGACTCAGGCGAGCGACCAGAAAACAAACCCTCGTTTATATTTAACGGCGCTGTAAATACTACCCGACAAGGAAACCCCGTACCTATTTGTTATGGACGAATGATTGTAGGCTCGCAAGTAATATCCGCAGGCTTAAGCGTGACTCAATTATGAATATTATAAAAGGTTCAGGCGGCGGAGGGAAAGGCGGTGGAGGCAGCTCAAGAGTAGCAACAGAAGCTCCAGACAATCTACAGTCAAAACAGTTTGCTAAGTTTGTTGACTTAGTATCTGAAGGCGAGATAAGCGGATTAGTTGACGGTTTAAAATCTGTATATTTTGACAATACTCCCCTGCAAAACGCTGATGATTCCTTTAATGTTGAGGGCGTTTCTTTTGATACTCGTGCAGGCATACAGGGTCAAACCTATATAACAGGGTTCCCCGGTGTTGAGTCTGAAAAAGCCGTTTCTGTTGAAGTAACCGCAGCTACTAGCATCGTCAGATCTATAACCGATACTGACGTAGATAGTGTACGTGTCACTTTATCGGTGCCAAGACTTACAAGCCAAAATATTGAAAACGGCGATGTAAGCGGCACAAAAGTACAAATTGAAATAGAGCTGCAAATTGATGGGGCAGGCTATGTTTTATCTGTAGCTGATGACATAACCGGCAAGACTTCAAGCAGGTATCAGCGGTCGTATCTAGTGCCATTAACCGGCGCTGGCCCTTGGGATATTCGCGTAAAAAGAATTACGGCAGACAGTACAAGCCAAGCATTGCAAAATCAAACATTCTGGGATAGTTACACAGAAGTTATTGACGAAAAATTTGGATACCCAAACAGCGCATTGATGGCGCTTTCAATTGATAGTGAGGTTTATAGCAAAGTACCGGCGCGCGGCTATGAAATAGAAGGGATAATTTTACAAGTACCCTCAAACTATGATGCGGTTGCAAGGACTTACAGCGGCGTATGGAATGGTACTTTTACTACTGCATATTCAAACAACCCCGCATGGGTTTTTTATGATCTAGTCGTAAACTCTCGCTATGGCTTAGGTAATTATGTTGCAGCTTCGCAGATTGACAAGTTTACGCTTTACGAAATAGCTCAATATTGTGACGCCTTGGTTGATGATGGTAAAGGTGGTACAGAGCCACGATATACAGTGAATGTTTATCTACAGACTAGAGAGGAAGCTATTAAAATGCTTCAATCTTTAGCGTCTGCTTTTGGTGCTATGAGTTATTGGGCGGCGGGATCTGTCACGGTTACTCAGGATGCCCCTAAAGACCCGTCTGCATTATTTACACCCGCCAATGTAATTAATGGCGCGTTTAGTTATGCGGGGTCTAGTTCGCGCACACGATCAACCGTAATAGCGGTTACATGGAATGACCCAGCAGATTTATACCGACAATCTGTTGAGTATATTGAGGACGAAGTAGGTATAGACCGCTTTGGATTTATTAAAAAAGACGTTGTTGCTTTTGGTTGTACATCAAGAGGTCAGGCACACCGATTTGGCAAGGCCATATTATTTACAGAGTCAATGGAAACGGACACAGTAACTTTTAGCACTGGCTTAGATGGTCTTTCTATATCTCCAAGTGAGGTCATACAAACATCCGACCCTGTACGTTCAGGCGATCGATTAGGTGGTAGATTACAAGCCGCTACGGCGTCAGCATTTACCCTTGATAGTTCGGTAACTATTGACGGATCGTCCACGTACACATTATGGGCGGTAATGCCTGATGGATCTGTGGAAAGCTCAACAGTAACAACGGGCGCAGGCGCTACAACAACATTAGCAGTGTCTCCAGACTTTAGCGCATCGCCCAAGCTACAATCTATTTGGGTGTTAGCGTCAACAAGCCTTAACCCTGAAAAATGGCGTGTGATTTCTATTAGCGAAGATGGTGTTAATGCTTCAGTTACTGCTTTAGAATATCGCGCTGATAAGTATGCAGCCATTGAAAGTAATCTTAAGCTAGATGCAATACCAGTGTCTAATTTAAGGGCTATACCTAACAAGCCATCTGGTATAGAAATAGAAGAAGAGCTTTATTTAATTACAGGTACGCTTGTAGGTGTAAGAATGCTTGTTAGCTGGGAAGGCGATAGAGGCGCACGTTATGAGCTAGAATATAGACCCACCAATGGCAACTGGATAAAGTTGAATACCTCAACCCCATCGATGGATGTTGAGCCGGTTGTAGCGGGTACATACGAGATTAGAATTACCGCTGTTAGCAGTATTGGTTTAAGATCTCAAACAGCTTTACTGAGCAAGATTATTTATGGACTAACTACGCCCCCTGTTGATGTTGAGAATTTTCAGCTTCAGGCAGTATCAGATAGCGCGTTTTTAACATGGGATGAGTCAACAGATCTTGATGTTATTGTAGGCGGTAAGATAAAGATTAAGCATACAACAGATACAGCGGCCCCTACTTGGTCAAGCTCTACAGAGATCAGCGGCACCATTGCAGGTAGCACAATATCAGCAACCTTACCTTTGATAGCCGGTGTGTATTTGGCTAAATGGATAGACAGCATTGGCAACCAAAGCGTCAACGCAACGGCAATTACTACCAATGCTCCTAGCGTTATTAGCATGAATTTTATAGAAGAATTGACAGAGGCAGGCTTTACAGGCACAAAAACAGATACGGCGATCAGTGGCACCGGCGGCTTAATATTAGATTCAGCAAATACAATTACAGAGCAGCTTGGTAACATTAGCACATGGCCTAAGCTATCATTTTTAGGTGGCATTGCGTCATCTGGCAATTATGTATTTGCTGATGCAGTTGATTTAGGATCGGTGCAGACCTCCAGAATTACAACGGCGATGGCCGTTACTGCTTTTGATGCCGCTGACTTAATAAGCGCTCGTCCGCTAATTAGCACATGGTCAAGCATAATTGGCAGCGTTATAGATGATGTTGATGCAACTTTATATGTCAGAACGTCAACCGATAATATTACTTTTGGCTCTTACGAGACGTTAATTGTTGGCGATTATTCTGCTAGAGCTTTTCAGTTTAAGCTTGAGCTAGAAAGCGGGTATACTACACACAATATTAGTGTTAACTCATTATCGGTGTCTGTTGATATGCCGGATAGAATAGCAAGCGGTGAAGATATTGTAAGTGGCGCAGCGTCTAAATCTATATCATTCCCGTTTGACTATCAGGTTATACCAGCAATAGGCATTACCGCGCAAAATATGGCAACAGGTGATTTTTACGAAATATCAAACAAAGCGGTTGATGGATTTGATATAATATTTAAAAATTCAGGCGGGGCTGCAATTAGTCGCACGTTTGATCACATTTCAAGGGGCTATTAAAATGGCACAAGAAGATTATGTAATTGCAGATCAGACGGGCATTTCATTCCTCTCTGACCTTAACGACACGCTAGCGGCAATAGTATCGAACAACAGCGGGGCCACAGAGCCGGCAACAATGTACGCCTATCAATTTTGGGCAGATACCACGGCAGGTATTTTAAAGCAGCGTAACGCAGCGAATAACGCATGGATTAACGTGTTTACGCTTGTAGGCATTAAAGCATCGGATATACGCAACACGGCAGCGGGGACTATTGCGGCTACTGATGTGCAAGCGGCATTGAATGAGCTTGATACTGAAAAAGTAGGAGTGTCGGGGGTTAACTTTACTGGCCCAGCTACATCTACAGCGGGTGATTTCAATCTTGTTGCTAATACAGCTTTATCAGATGCGGCGGCGACATTAACAGCAGCTCAATTGATTGGGGGCGAATTTACAATAACTCCCACTGTTGCACGAATACAAACGCTAGACACGGCAGCTAATATTATTAGTGCATTAGGTGGCAGTGTTGACAATAGTAATTTTGAATTTACAGTTGTTAACTTAGCCGCGTTTGATGTGACGATTGCTACAGCAGCAGGGGTTACTTTAGTTGGTAACATGGTTGTTAATGATGGATCTGGTACGTTTAGAGTTAGACGCTTAAGCGGGACAACTGTTAGCGTTACACGATTAGCAACTATAAAGACTTCTATTATTAATAAAGAATACGATAGTGGTGATCAAACTATAACAAGTGGTGGCCTTTTGACGCTATCTCACGGTCTTGGTTCACTGCCAAAAATTATGAATTATTCTTTAAAATGCACAAGCAGCGAACAAGGGTACTCAGTCGGAGACATAATAGATATATATTTAAATAGCTCTCAAGGAACGTCAAACCGTTTAAACGCAGCTATAAAAACTTCAACTCAAATAAAATTAAGATTTACGGCAGCTAGCGCTTGCTTCGCCGCGAACGTTGCTAGCAACGGCAATACAGCTATATTAACAAATTCGAGCTGGAAAATTATTATAAGGGCATTCGCATAATGAATACTACAAGATATTACGCAGACAAAAATGGCGGCTACATTGGGGCTTTTAAAGGCTGTAAGCCTGATTCTTATTTTGCAGAAGTGCCAACAGCACCAAGTAATGGCTTAGATAAATGGGATGGCAAAAAATGGATTTCAGCACCTTTGGCTTCTGTACAAGTTAGAGACAAGGCACTTTTAGCTATTGATACTTATGATTTTGAAGACGGACGAGTTATACAGATTCGCATTAAAGAAGATCGTGACAACTTGAAAGGCGGCATAAAAAAAGGGCAAACTGTTTGGAAGATGGAAGATAACAAAGTTTACTCTGTTACGACTGCCGATTTGCAGGCAGCGCTTGATGATCAAGAGTCGCAAATAGCAGATATATGGGCCACACACTTTGCTGATTTAGAGATGGGCGTAACAAACAAAAAAAAGAAAAAGGCGACAACATGGTAGATTTTATTATGAACTTTTTAAATGAAGCCCGAATAGCCATTATTATAACTTTGCTTGTTATTGGTGCAGGTATGATCTATGTGTTCGTCTACTTAGACAAGTCGTTTGCAAGGTGGAAAGCCAAGGAAGGGCGAGGTGCTGCCGCTAGCGCGCTTTTAGGTGTTGGCAGCATAATCGTGATAGGTTTTATCATAAGCGTTGCAGGGGCTATATTTGGCTCATCTAATGCCAATGCTGATACAGATATGAATGGCACTTTCTTTAATGATACTAGTGTATTTTTAGGAATTGACCATACATTCAAAGTGTCGCCGCAATGTGTAGAGGGCGGGACTGATGATCGATTGACATCTAACTTGGGCATCAACCAGAACTTATGGCGATCATACGATAAGGTTCATGATGTTAGCTTGCGGTACAGTCATCATTCGTGCGTCTTTGGTAAGGATAGAAACGGTTATGATGGACTTGGCCTTAACTATAGCTGGACTTTAATCCGGCGTTAAATTACAGACATAAAAAAACCCAAGGGTTTTAAGCTTGGGCAAACACAATAATAAACGTTAATAAAAAATATCAAAACTAAAAGCATAATTAAATGTTAACAGTATAGTTAACACACCTAAATACTAATCTTTATCTTTTACCTCGTCAACCTCTTTATTAAGCCTGTTAGACATATTGTTAGCGTACATAATCATTATAACGCCAAATATTATTTTAACGTCAGATATTAAAAAGCAACCAATAGCTGTTAATAAAATTGGTACTACTATGTATGTAATTGTATCTTTTTTCATATATCACCTAATAATGTACGGTTAGTTTAAGTTCGTCTAATTCGCGTTTATATTTATTAATATTTTCTTCATTTGACTTTATCCAGTCCTGCAAAAGCTCAATACGTAGCTCATCCTTTGTCTTAGGATGCACTATTTCAAAGACTTCACTTTCAGGCCAAAAACTTTTTGATCCGCCATTAATTATATAACCATGGGTCACGTTTCTAACTATACCCCCATTAGCAACATGGCAAATCATCGCGCAGTGCTTGTGCGGTGCGTTTGGGTATACTGGCTTAGGTGGCGAAAGCTTAAAAAAGTCGGGGCAGTGGTGATATTCATTGCCATTGTCAATCTCTAAATAACCCTCACGAGTAACGCCGGTTACTGTTTGCGGTTCAATCCTTTCTATTTTGTCGTTTACTTTAAAATTAGTCATAATTAATCTTTCCTTGTCGTCGTTGGCATTCTGCCGGGCTGCAATCAGTCCAAGCAACATGATCATCTATTATCGGTTTATTGTGATGATGATATAAACCATATGCTGATGCTAGTAATATCAACACCGTAAATATAAAGTTATACACATCACTCCCCTGTTAATCTTTTTGTGTAAGCCTAATGCTATAATTTATAATTTCTTGATTGCAATCTTCAACTGTTTTACACCCGTCAATAATATCATCGTGAATATAAGCTACACATTGAACCCTTGATTCTTGCCATGCTGCATAAATGTGTTGCTTAAATGAGTCATTAACGCCAAAGTATTTTGACTTGTACCATTCCTCAAAATCCATAATATTCCCCTGTTAATTAATTGGTCCTAAGCTTTACCCTTCATGATTACAGCGCAGGCTTTGGTACTTATACATGATTCAAAAGTAGGGTTCATTGTATAAGCACAGCGTTAGTTTTAGCGGCCACCTTCAGACCGGATCTTTCCTGCTAAGGAATCGCGCCAACCCTGAATCTAGTAAATTGTTACAGGAGAAAATGGAATATCTAAATTAGGATCAATGGCCCCGCCTGCATTGCTGCCCCCCATAGCTTGCGCGGGGTTAGCTTGTGCTGGTGGCTGATATTGCGGCTCTTGCTGTTGTGGGGCTTGCTGTTGACCACCGTTGCCATCACTCACAAAATCAAACGAAACGAGCTTACACGCTAATTTAAAGCCCTTGCTGCCGTCCGGCTTATCCCATTCATTAATACATAGATCCTCTGCATAGATGACAATCTGTTTACCCTTTGTTAAATGTTCAGCAACCTTAGTAGCTCGCTCTCCAAACATTACACAGTCTAGCCATTGGGCCTTTTTATTCTGGCCGTAGCCTATGTCATATACAGCGGAAAAGTTTAACAGCGGTGTACCATTGGGCAATGATCGTAACTCGGCATCTTTGCCTATTCTGACTAATTTATTAAACATCTTATTTACTCTCTTTTTTGTTTGTTAGGTTGGCGTGTTGTTGTGCTCGCTCTAAAGCCTCTTTAAAGCTTGCTGCGGGTAGATCTGCAATAGTGCCTATGTTGTAGGTATGTAGCATTGCTGTACCTGTAGGCGACCAAAAACCAGTGGAGCCAGCACAATAATAGTTTAGCTCGTCACATTGCTTTTTAGATATTACCGGCTCAGGCTTATTGTCTTTTGTATCTGCGTCTTTAGTGTCATCGATTGCAAATAATCCGTTTAGTGCATATTTTCTAGCATAGCTAGATGCTGCCCCCGTTATTTGGCTATCGTCCATGCCTTTTTTGCTTAGTGATTCGCGTGCAAATGCTGTTGATACCTCTAAAGATTTCCCATCTTTCTTGAGGCATGCGGTGGCTTTAACGTAAATGCGATCACCAACCATAACTATGTCATCATTGATAACAACATAGCATTCAGCGGCAGCTAAGGGCGCTTTAAGAGCCTCTAGAATATCCTCGCATGATCTGTACTTGTATTTGCCAAAATCGTTTATTTGGCCCTTAGGTGCTTTTAATGACTGTTGTATTTGTAATAGCTCGCTCATGATAGATCCTTAATAGTTTATTAATTTATTGACGTTTATATTGCCAAAGGTATGCGTTACATCTTGCGTGTACTGCCCCAATTGTCATATCGGTGTTGTGGTCGTGATGCAAATGTACGGGGTGATTAAAAAAACCTTTAGGAAACAGTTTTTTATTTATACTGCAATTTTGCACCTGACTGTCTGGAATTTCATCTAGCTTCGCACCACAAAACCAACAATGGTTTTTTTGTATTACTTGGTATTCTTCACGAGCAATCTTTCTAACACTGTAATGTGTGTTTTTATAATTAATTGGTAAATCCATAATTACCTCTAATAGTTTATTGTTGTATTTCTAATATTATTATTGCGGATTGATAACACTATATCTTTTGCTAGTGCTTCGTCAACACCTTCTATCAACATCAGATCTTCTTTAGCAGCGCGTAGTATTTTGCTAACACTAACCTTATCTGCGGCCCTTGCTGCCATCTGCACAGCCTCAGCGCTTGCATTAGCCTCTTGCTGGCGTAATAGCTCTGCCCTTGCTAGCTCTGCCGCTTGAGTTGCTATCACGGCATCACGATCCATTTGCACTTGTATGGCTGCGGCTTTGTCTTGCATCACTTGGTTATCCATTAGCAATGCGAATTCATGATCACGCTCAATCTCAAATGCTAGATCTTTAGCATCTTGGCGAGCTTTTTTGTCTGCTAGTATTTTATCGCGCTTTACCTTGTGTGCGTCCATTAGCAGGCTAAACGGTTTGTTAGCCATAGCTAGCCGTTCATCAATTACTTTGGCTTCAGCGTTAACCTTGGCCGTATTAGATCGATTTATTGCAATGCGTGAAGACTCGAGCGCTTTTCTAATGTCGGTAGTTTCTGAAGACTTGCCTTTAACAAATTTGCGTAAGTCGTTGTCATCCATATCGCCTACAAAATCTTCATATTCCTTAGATACTTTTTCAATGTATTGCAGCTTTGCTTCTGTTACTGATGAATCAAATACTGATATATTGCTCATGATTTAGCCCCTGCTATTTGCTCTTCTTGATAGCGTGTATTGTAGCCTTGATCGTATTCTTCATCCTGATTACTCATATGCTTGCCTGAATACATACAATCGTAATAACCTCGCAAGAAATCATAAGACTTTGGTATAAGCTGTTCAAAAGTTAGCATTATTTTATCCCCTTTAATAAGTTATAACGTCTCATGTATTTAACGCTATAGCTGTTTTGATAATCGGCTTTACTTGCTACATGGTTATCGACTATCTCAAATCGCTTATTAGCATTGAGTATTAGCGCCGGTGCAGCCTCGGTGATAAATTGCTTTTTAGTTGCCATGTTCATGATTTAGTCCTTATTGGTTGTAGTTTTCGGTTGCAGCTAATGCAGCTATATTACGAGCAGATGTTAATAAGCCATCTATTCTGCGCTGTAAATTGTCGTCTTTAATATTGTTAACGTAGCCAGCCTGCAAAGCGTCAATAGTTTTAGTAATAGCTTTTAGATTTGCAGCTTGTATTTGTGATTCTGTCATTTGGCTACCTCTTGAAGTTGCATATAGAGTAAAGCTTTATGCTGCTACCGTCAACTATTATTTATATTAAATTCATATGACTTTATATATTGATGTTATATATCATTCTATGTTAAAGTTAAGCCTAATTCACGACGAGCACTAATATATGCCCCGCACACTAGCACCAACTAAATTAAACTATGATCTTGATCAGTGGCTAGAAGACAAGAAAGCAGAAACAGGTAGCTCTTATAGCCAGATAGCTAGAGATGCACTACGCGCAGCAATGGAAAAAGACAAACGTAAAAATAAATAGGTGATATATGACTATATGCACAAGATGTCAAGGTGAGGGATTTATTAACATTGAGCAAATACCCGAAAGCGAATGCTCAGAAGATACAGAGGTTATTTTGTTATGGATTGCGGCGAACGATAATCATGATGTTCAGGTTTGCGATTGCTGTGGAGATGGTGAGGACTGGTACGGCGAAAAAGGTTGTCATTATGTAGGTGGGGATTATCAGGGGCCACAAGGCCCATATGCTTACAACGGCGGCTTGTGTGAGTGCCATTAAAATAAGGGGTAATATATGCAGCTATACACTTGCAAGAAATGCGGCACTAGGCCAGAGCAATCAAGTATATACGGCACTTACCGGGTGCAATGCTCAAGCGATAAATGCTATCAATCAGTTACAAGAGTTAAATCAATAGATGCGCAAGAGGCGTGGAATCAAATAAATAAATAGGAGAAAGGCATGATTAAATTTAACGAGATATTTTCATTTGAGCGAGACCAATATTGCTGGCATTTGCACGAAAAATACATAGGTGAAGACAAGCACCATCAACCCAAAGAATTTACCCGGACAACGTATCACCCTAGCTTGCAATACATATGCAGACACTTGATAGACAAGGAATGCGGCAAGTGTGAAAGCTTAGAGCAAATAATTGAGCTATTAAAAAGCGCTGAAGAATCAACCGCTCAATTAATTGGGGGTGATATATGATATATATAGGAGATTTAAGACGGTTTTTATTAATGCCTTTCTCATGTAAATGGAATGCTTGGGTTCGAGATATAACCGCAAAGTATGAGGGCACATGGTTAATTAGAGTACACAAAAAAAAGAGGTGATAAATGAAAATTCTTAATTGTAAGTGTGGTCAAGCTCCAAAATTACGCAATTTATTTTGTAGTGGTCAACATTATAGATGTGATTGTGGATTTTTTGCTAAGGGTGGTTCTGCGCCAAAAACAGAAAAAAAAGCTAGAAATGGATGGAATAAACTTATAAGAGAATACAATAAAAGTCACAGCGTTTTAACAATAAACTTAAATAGGTGAGCAACATGAAAACATTATTAATATTATTAGCACTAGCATCAACAACAGCAAATGCCGCATCGATTAAAGGCGGGTATTGGGCCTGCGTGAGTGAGGATCTATTCAATCAAATTACTGCCGCAACAGTTAAGCGAGACGTCCCAGCGGTTAAGTATCTAATAAAAAACGGCTGTTTCGGGCCGAAGGCTGGAATATCTATATCAATACTCAATACAAGCTGGGGAACGGCTAAGGTGCGGGCTTATTTAGGTAATCAGGCTATTGTGCTTTGGACTAATACCGAAAACATAAACAGATAGCTAACACATTATTATTTAGCTGTAGTATAGAAGAGAAATTATGAAATTTATTCTACGTATTGGAGCGCTTGCAGTAATTGTTGCAACTTTATGGTTTTGCACTTATTTTATGTGTTTAGTGTTATATGGATAAAGTTGTAGTATAATGTAGTTGTAGTAAGGGCTTTGATAGGTCCTATAGAAAACGGAATAACAGGTAGAGGCTTTAAATGTTGGTTCAGTTGGGTGATTTTATCTATCTGTTCTTTCGGCCCCTATCAAGGCTGAGCTAACATCTAAGGCCTTTTTTTTATTTAAAATTCCTCTATATCCTATCTTATACCTTGCTGCTCGGTTCCTTTGATGCAGTACAGGTTTACACCGAACAAAACGAAACCTACCTGAAACCTTTAAACATTAAATGGCAAATTAAGCCACACGACCGTTAATTAATTGCTCTAGCCAGACAAGGGAAACCTTTAAGGCAAACTATGCTACGGCATACGGATGAATAGGGGAGCATGTAATCGGTATGTATCTCAACTGATTGCATTAAACAGCGACCATATGACAGAAGCCCCTTTTATTAGGGAAGGCGTCCGGTAAGACGAAAAACTATTCGCTGATAAGAATTGATTAATGTGCTGATACGATAACAATACAAGATAGGTTGAATGGCTAAGGTCATCAGACCCTATCATAGACCCTTTATAACTTAAATATGGTAAATGATATGAGCAAAGTAATAGACATTGAATCAAATATGCCTCATGCCTGCATTATTGGTCCCTTAAATGAGCCTCACGTAATACCTATTCAAGCGCTAAAGAGAATGGCTAAAGGAAGCATTAATATTATAAATAAAGGCCAAGAACGAGAGGATGAGGACATGATCAGGGGTTTAATTTGCGATTGGTTAATTTTAAACGGGCATGGGGAATGATATGAGATGGTTAACTGTAGAGGTATTTAATCCTTTAGATATTATTTTTGTTTTTTGGGCATGGAAGTCTTTGTTAGATGGTCATTATGTAGAGGCTGCTATAGCATTTACCTTGGCTGCTGCTTTTGCATTTTGTTGTGGAATATTAAAAGGAAAAGGCGCTTAAGATGGGCAAAAACCTACATAAATAAATATATATACACAACTATTGCATAATGTAATACAAGTAGTACAATGTAACACATACACACATAACAGGGGTTGCAGGATGGCTACAGAATTAAAGACATTTAGATTTGATATAGATGTGTTGCAGCGCATAAGGGATATTTGCAAGCGTCGAGGCGACTTGTCTTATCATATTAACGAAGCATTGCGCGAATACATTGACAAGACAGCAAAGCCTGAACCGGTTAAGCCAGTGGTTAATGAGCAAGTAGCAAGGGTTTCTGGTGTAAATAATGAAATGGCAGACGTTTTAATAACTGCTTTAAATATGTATGCAGGCACTAATTACAGGCACGTTCAGTCAAATAGAAAGTTAGTTCTTGCTAGATTAAAAGATTATTCTTATGACGATATAATAGCGGTAATGAAAAAGAAGTGCGAAGAGTGGAAAGGAACGGAAATGGCTCGATATTTGCGACCGTCTACATTGTTTAACGCTACTAAGTTTGAAGAGTACCTGAACCAGAAAATCATTGAGGGTAACAAAAATGGAACCAATCGATTTACCAAACCTAGCAAAGAAACTGCACTCGAATCAATGGCAAGAGAGCAAAAAGCAATGGACGCCAAACGAGAAGCACTTAGAAATAATGAGCCGGTTTTGGGTGAGAATGACTCAATTATATCCACACAAGTTTGTGGCGGCTGAAGGTAAACACATTGACGATGGCGAATATAATGATAATTTTAAGCGATGGACTAACGAGCTTGCACACTTTGACGCGAAAGCATGGCGGCGAGCTTATACACGCATTGAGCACGATATTAAAAAAGCAGCGCAAGAGGGCAAGGAAAGTTGGCCACCAAGCTCACTGGCAATTGTGGCTTATGCTGAACCGGGTATTGGGGAGCGCAGTTTTAAAGCGTTTGATAGAGCAACGGCAGTGGAAGATCTCACAAAAAAAGACGAGAGATACGAAGCAGGCAAAGAGCAATGTAAAAGCTTGTTATCCCTATTCGACTGATAATACAACGATGCATGAACGATTAACAAACACAGATTGGGCAGAATAATAATGAATAATATTACCGGCGAAGTGCCACACGATCATGTTAAATATCGACAAGGGCCAAGAACCTACGCTCTTTGGCAAGTGAACGGTGTATGGATAACATCAACAAAGACAAATTACGAAGTTTACAAGATCGCAGCAAAGAAAAAGATAGCTAACGACCGCAGAGCAGCCAAAATGCGCGGTGAGATACCGCCCAAGAGCTTAGTTAACAAAACCGATACGATTACATACATGGAGGCTTTAAGCGCTCAGAGGCTTCACAAAGGCGGCAAAGGGTATTATCAGTTAAGTAAGCTATTTAATGCAGACTATCGAGCAATCAAACGAGCTGTTGCCTTAGCTGCCAAATTTGGGTCAAAGGGGTTCTATAGATATGGATAAGCAACTAACAGTAACGCTAAACAATTGTTTTATTAAGATACGCCAGCAAAGCCGGGACGATATAGACTCGCAAATAAAGGCATTTTTAAAAGGTGGTGGCAAGATAGATAAAAAGCCAGATAGCCATTCAAGCTATGACGAAGCCAAAGTAGACAGCAAGTTCAACAAAAATGGTCTTTAATGAGATACGGCATATTAGTATTAAGCACAATAATTATTTTTTATATATTGACGATAGATATAACACCGCTAACCAGGTTGATGTAATGACACAAAGAAAGCTAACGAGAACAGACGTGGCAATGATCTTAGAGCTAAGATCATGCGGAATAGCGCTTAAATTTATCGCGTATCATGTATGGTGTATTAAAGAAGATACTTTGCGCGGTCAATTAAAAACATGGAAGGCAATATAAGAGGTAATCATGGTAAATATAGTAGATATAAAAAAGCGCACGAATAAAGACGCTATTGAGATGCTCCAAGAAGCCATAGTAGAGATTGAGGCCGGTAGAATTGTAGACGTTGCCATTGCTTATGTAACGCCCAGCGGCGGTATAGGCTATGAATCCAGCCAAGGAGAGCAAGCTATCTTGTTAGGTGCAGCATTATCGATGGCTGAACGATCCTTTCATAAATTAATTGACGAATATTAACTATAAAGCTTTACATTCTCTAATATTAGTGTAAAATACTTTACATCAACTAACTAAAGAGATATAAAAATGTTTAATTTAAATCAGATAGTCAAAGGCAAAAACGCAGGTACTTTTTTAATTATAGGCTTTAGAGTAATAGATAATTGTGATTACGCACAATTAAAATCAGTCAACCCAAAAGATCACAGTCAATTAGGAAAAGGCGAGATTGCCCTACCTTTAGATTCTTTAATTGCTTAACCCCTCCGGGGCTTTAACCGGTTCATTTAAATTAATTTACTTAAAAGCTTTACATTCTCTCATATTGCTGTAAAATACTTTACATCAACTAATTAAAGAGAGCAAAACATTATGAACACTTACACAATTGATGGCAACCAAACACTTTTTGGTATTAGGTCTTTTTCTGAGGCAAAATATAGGATTAGCTTTAATTTTTTAGAGTCAGATTTAACCGGCCCAGAAGAATTAGCGGCTAAATTCCCAAAGTATTGCAAGCCTGAGATAAGCGGTGTTAGCGGTGGCACAGACAGTAATTTAAATTTAGTTCCAGCTTACAGAACCCTTAATTTTAGAGTTTCACTTTCAGTAAATGGCGTAACTGGTGACGTTAATGAAGCAGCAGTAAAAAGAAGATTAAAAGTTTTAGAAATTATTAAGAATTTAGGCTATTAATTTAAACGCCCCTTAAGTGGGGTTTTTGGGTAAAAACTACAGGATTATAAAATGAGCAAACTAACACCGATTACAGATTACATTGACGCACATGCAGATGGCAACCAAGCAGCGTTTGCCGATAGCCTGCTAACTTACAAAGGCAAGGAAGTAAGCCGACAGTTGCTTAGAGATTGGCAACTAGAAGGCCCGCCTAAATATGTAATAGATGGCAAGGTTGTGCGCTTAGTTGCTGAAATAATTAAATAGGGGCAGGTCATGAAAACACCAAAAACAATAACGTGTACTTGGGTTATAGCGGTTTGTTTATTTGCTGTAGGTATATTTGTAGACAACCATTCAGCCGTTGGAACGTCGGTGGTCATAATGGTAGTTCTAAGCTGTACGCTAGAAATTTTAGAAGCAATACACAAAAATAATAAGGAATAAATCATGAAAAAATTATACGAACCAGATTTTATAGCATCTGCTATAAGCGACTTTCAAATAGTTAAACCAAACCTAGCTGGCGACCCATTCACACGCGCCGAGTTTATCCGCATAGATACAGAGAACCATATGCTAGAAATTAACAAAGCATATATCAGCGGTGATCGAGAGCGCTTCTTTGCACTATTCCAAGTTATATTCAAACAGGAGAACCCAGAGCATGAGTGAACTATTTATGACAATAGGTGAAGATCTGCCGGTGTTAGTTGATTACGATTATCAGCCAGAAGAATCAGGCGATTTAGAGACGCCAGTAGTTGCGGAGAGTGTAACGATTAACGCTGTATGTGTTGGCGATATAGACATTATGGATCTTTTAAGAGATTCAGTTATTAATGATATTTCTGATCAGGTGTTAGAAGGCTTTGACAAAGAAGAGCAAGAGCCAGAGCCAGAGCGCATTGATGATGACGAGTATATGCACTAAGGGAGGTTTAGCCGTGGACACTAAAACAAAAATAAAAGATATATGTGGCAAGATAAATTTAATAGCACAATCAATGCCTGATGACGGGGCAGCAATAGAAATGCAAACCCAGCTAGATAATTTAATTAATAAGCTAGGTTTTTATACAAGCAGATTAATGCTAATGGGTAACTGCGTAGAGGAATAGATCATGGATTATGTAATTGAAGACGCTGATTATTGCGATAAGCATGAAATAAATTTTATGGGTACAGAGTGCCACCAGTGCGAGCAAGATGCAGTTATAGCACAAAGCACGGATAATTGCGCCAGCAATACCGACAATAATCTTTCACCATGCCCGCTATTATTTAATGTTTTTGGGCCGTTTCAAAGTATTTATTGCAACAAATGCATGTTGATCACAAGCAACTTAGCAACACTTGAAAAATGTAATAGACGCCTTCAAAATAATCTAAAAAGTAGATATAAAAAGAGTTAATTTATGCAGCTCGGTTATGAAGTAAGGATTATAAACAAGCGGCAATGTGCAGAATATATACTAAAAATACACTACGCAAAAAGATGGCCAAGTGTTAGTTATGCTTTTGGATTATATTTAGATAATGTTTTATGTGGTGTTGTTACTTATGGCACACCGCCAAGCGCGCCCTTAAAAGTTGGCATAGCCGGGGAAGATCATAAGGGCGACATTTTGGAATTAAATAGGCTTTGTTTAAGAAATAACGTAAAGAATGAGGCTAGTATTTTAGTTGGCCGTAGCTTAAAAATACTACCGACAAATAAAATTGTGGTTAGCTTTGCGGATATAGCACAAGGTCATCTAGGTTATGTTTACCAAGCTACAAACTTTATTTATTGCGGCTTAAGCGCAAAGCGTACCGATTGGAAGGTTAAAGGCAAAGAGCACTTGCATGGACAAACAATAGCTGATGAGTTTAGAGGGGTTAAAAATAGAGCGACTGCAATGCGAGAAAAATACGGCGATGACTTTTACTTAGCGCCAAGATCAAGAAAGCATCGATATATATTTATAGTGGGCAGCAAGAGCTATAAAAAGAAAATAAGAAAAGCGTTAAAATACAAGGTTTTGGGCTATCCCAAAGCCGTAAAAAAAAGGATTAAATCATGATTGCATTAACAAGCAAGATAGCAAGACAAAATACAGATGTTGGCGGCCAAAGAACTGAGGTATTGTTAGCGGTACGCGATATGTCGCATGGTAACTTATCATTTACGGCGGCAGAGTTTGCACAGTATTCAAGACTTGACACATACGCATTTAATCGACGACTGCCAGAGCTTGAGTTAATGGGCCTAGTCAAAAACAGCGGAAAACGTAAAGATAGCCGCATCTGCTCTATCAAAGGCACTAAATGCATGACATGGTCATTAGTCGTTAAGGCGGTTGCATAATGCAATTAATAGAGATTAAAGACTACTCTGATATAACGACTGTCGTTAATGCTATTGATTACAACGCCACACAAGCCGTTAAAGCCGGGCTAACCTTTTACATCACGACTAGCACAGATAAGAAGGCAACACCGGCACAACGTGGCTCATTGCACGTATGGTGCGATCAGGTGGCTACAGTCTTGAATGATGCAGGCTTGCCAATGATGAAAAAGGCTTTGTTCTCTAATGATATGATTGAAGTTGATTGGAACCTACTGCTAATTAAAGAGGAGGTGTATAAGCCAATGCTAAAGGTATTAACTGGCAAAGCATCAACAGAAAAGCAAACCACTACAGACCCATCAATAGTAGCCGAGCATTTAGTTAGATACTTCTCAAGTAAAGGCGTAGTGCTTCCAAGATGGCCTTCAAATAAATAATACAACACAGTAGAGGATAAGACAGTGATAGCGCAATTTATAATATTATTAACAGGTGCTATTGCCATTTTGTTTACTCAATTAGACAAGGAAATGTTTAATCAATTAGCGCCGTTTATAGGTTTAGCGGGTCAGCCTTTTTGGTTATATGAGACTTACAGCAAAAGACAGCTAGGCATGTTTAGCTTGAGTGTTTTTTATACGGGGGCTTGGTGCATTGGTGTTTATAGTAATTTACCGAGTTTTATCTAATGGCAAACAGTAGAAAAGCGTGTAGATACTGCAAAAAATACAGAGAAGTGCATAAAATGGTCAAGGTGCCTCTTGGTGTATTTTGTAATTGGGGGCATGCAGTAGCACATGGTAAGGCATTGGCCGAAAAGAAAAAGGTTAAGGATGTAAAGGCACGAGAGAAAGCATCGAGGGCAAAGCATACGTTAGACAAGAAAAGCGTCAAGCGGCGGTCTGATTGGTACGCAACGCTGCAAGCATTAGTTAATCAGTGGGTTACAAAGGTACGGGATGTTGATGAGGCTTGCTGTACTTGTGGCACTCGCAATCCTGATATTAAATACGATGCCGGTCATTTCTTTTCGGTCGGCGCTAGAAAGGATCTAAGGTTTAACACAATGAACATCCATAAACAGTGCAATCAAATTTGTAATGTTTATGGCTCAGGAATGCGCCTAGAGTACGAAGCTTTTATAGTAGCTAGGTATGGTCAATGGGCATTAGACGAGCTTACGCTTGAAGGTAAGCCGCTTAAAGATCAATTCCCTACATGGTCAGACATTGAGGATGAAATAAAAAGGTACAGAAAAATATTAAGGGATGCAGGCATAAAGCCTTGTAGATAATTAGAGGTTGTTACTATAGTGCTTGCATAGTAAAATATAGATATTAAATCAACTTAATTTGTGGTATTAGATGATTAAAACATTAAACTTTAACCCAGAATATGACATTAAGTTGTTATGCACTTGTGGTCATGAGTTATGCGATCAACGATCTGTTAGTCAAGCGCATTTAAACCGCGTACAAGTAGTGCGTGAAGATGTAGGGCATGCTCTGCCTGTTACTAGTGGCGGTAGATGTGAACATCATCCTAATGAGCTACACAGAACGACACCAGCCGACCATCAAAAAAGGCAAGGTTGCGATGTTGGTGTTAATGGCGGCACTCGCGGTAATGTAGTAAGAGCAGGTATCGATGCAGGTTGTAACGCTATTGGTGTTGCTAAAACTTTTGTGCATTTAGGATATAGATCAGAATTGCCTAAAGGCCATATCACAATGTGGGTATATTAATTATGGATTGGCTAAACAAGCTGAAAGAGTATGCCCCTGATATTGCTACGGCAGTATTAACCGGCGGCGCAACCTTGCCACAGTTAGCAATCAAAGCCATAGCTGATGCCACAGGCAACGAAATCAGCACACAAGACGACCTACAGAAAGCGGTTGAGTCTGCTAACCCTGAATTAATGCTTAAGATCACACAAGCAAACAATCAATTTAAAATTAGAATGCGTGAGCTAGATAATGAGATCTTAGCTAGTGAGCTTGGCGACTTGTCCGACGCAAGAGATAAGCATCAACACAGCAAAATGCCTGCTATAATCTGCATATCATTAACTTTCATGGTGGCGATAGGTGCTTTTATGCTGTTTACTTTAGCCATTCCAGAAGACAATAAAACCCTAGCTAATTTATTATTTGGTGCGTTACTGGCTAAGTGGGGTGATTCAATTGCTTATTGGGTAGGTACGACTAGAAGCAGTGCAGCTAAAACACATTTAATCAGGAAGTAAACAGTATGGCGGCAACAAAGAAAAAGAAACCCCGCAAAACTACGTATAAGTAATGCAAACACAGGGCTTTAACCAATGACAACCGAATACAGGACTAATGCACGCTCTATGTTTAAGCAAATAGGTATTATGATGGTTACAGCCTTACTCGGTGGTTTAATATCTGGTTGGGGCATAGTTACGGGGATGCGTATAGAGCTTGCCGAGTTTAGTAAAGATATAGGTTTTATCAGACAAGACATGAAGCGGGTAGAAAACAGTAGGGCTTTACTGATTAACCACCAAGCCAAGATTATCGCTTTAGAGATTATATCAAGCAACAATAGGGATTCAATCATTGAGCTAAAGCAAGCAACGAAAGAGATGTATACCAAGCTTGATGCCAGAGAAGACAAACAAGATCTAATAGACTTAATCAAAACAATCAAACACGATTAAAATAGTACAAACAACGCTTATCAGTGATAGGTATCAACTAATTCAGTGGATTAGGTAAAATGGCAAAGTATGATAAAGACGCTTTGTTAGCTGATTATCATACGGGTGATTACTCACAACGACAGCTAGCGAAAAAACACAAGATATCTAATGGCACAGTAGCCAACATAACCAAAGGACTAGACAAGAAAAGTGAGCGCTTAATTCAGAAGAAAGTTGAGGTAGCTCAAGAGGTTAGCTTGTTAAGTGACAAAGAATTGAGCGCTATTGAGCATTCAGTCGCTTTTAAGGTGTCTATGCTCAGTGAAATAGAGACTTTTAGTAAGGAAGCAATGAAAGCAGCTAATACTTTAATCAAGACGCCAGAATCAGGCAATGACTTTAAAGCGGTTGTTGAGGGAGTAGATAAGCTGTCAATACTAACTAAGATTAACGACAGGCACGCAAAGCCATCGCATATGCAACAAAACACCCAAACCAATGTTAGCGAGCTAGTAATAACGAGAGCAAAGCGTGAGGGTTGAGCTACCATTAACAGAGCCTCAAGAGACTTTTGTATTTAGTGAGAGCAAGTACCCTGCAATTGTTGGTGGTTTAGGTAGTGGTAAGAGTAAAGGCGGCACAATGCGCTTAGTCCTTAAGATGCTTATAGACCCTGGTGCTAATGGCGCGTATTACATGCCTACTTATGATCTAATTAAGTTAAGAGCGATGCCGGGCATAGAGCAAGATTTAGAGCAGCTTGGTATAGGGTACAGTTTAAACAAATCAGATTATGCGGTTCAGCTACACGGTTATGGGAATATCATTTTAAGGTCATATGATCGACCGGAAAGAATCATAGCTTATGAAACAGCACATTCAATTGTAGATGAGATCGATACGCTGCCAAAGGATAAGGCGGCTTTAGTTTGGCGCAAGATTACAGAGCGTAATAGACAGAAGCGATCGACAGTCAATACTATTGGTGCGGTGACAACACCCGACCAAGGATTTAACGGCTTTGTGTATAGCAAGTGGGGCAAGAATGCCCAGCCGGGCTATGAGCTAATTAAGGCGGCTACTCATACAAACCCATACTTGCCTGATGACTACATAGAGCAGATAAGATCTAACTATGACCCAATACTAGCTGAATTATATTTAAATGGTGAGTTTGTAAGCCTTAATGAAAATAAGGTTTATCACTTCTTTAAGCGTAGCCAGCATCACACAAATCGAGTCATTACAGATAGTGATAAGTTCTTGTATGTAGGTCTAGATTTTAATATAGGCGGCACATGCGCTACAATATGGGTTATAGACGACAACAAGCCGATCGCAGTAGATGAGTTCTCAAGCCATGATACATATGATTTTATTAACAACTTGAATAAGTACGAAGGTAAGACAGTTATTGTTTATCCTGATGCATCCGGTAGATCTGGCAGCACAAACGCTACACTGTCTGATATTGGCCTGATTGAGAACGCAGGCTACCAAGTAGACGCCCCCGCAGCTAACCCCGCCGTGCGTGATAGAATTAACGCTGTAAATGCGTTATTATCACACGATAGAATATTAATCAACACTGACAAGTGCGAGAATCTAACACACGCAATGGAGACGCAAGGTTATACAGCTAAGGGAGATCCTGAAAAGTATGATCAGCATCCAGCGGTTGATGATTGGATGGATGCGTCAGGTTATTTTATTAATCGCAAATGGCCTGTACGCAAGCCTGCTATTAATTTGGATATAAGGTTTAACTAATGCCAATAGATACAAAAAACCCAACCTACTCAAACAACTTGTCTAAATGGACGCTGGTACGTGATTGCGTATTGGGTGCAAAGCAGGTTAGATCCAAAGGCGTTGTTTATCTGCCTAATCCAGATCAAAAAAATGACATTGATAATAACAGTGTTAGATATAAAGACTTTAAAAAGCGCGCGCAGTTCTTAAATGTAACTGCTCGGACAAGGAATGCAATGGTAGGGATGGCATTTAGACGCCCCCCTGAAGTTGACGTTACTGGCATTGAATATATTATTAAGAATGCTACTGGCTCAGGTACAACACTAGAGCAGTTGGGTAAGGTTGTTGTGGGTGACTTGCTAGAGGTTGGCCGTATAGGTCTATTGGCTGATTACCCAGAATCAGAGCCTAATCAAAGCAAAGAGCAAGTAACAGCACTAGGCTTTACCTCATCAATTAAAGTTTATACGGCTGAGAACATAGTCAACTGGAAAACGTCAACTGTTGGGGGTGAGGTTGTCTTGTCTTTGGTTGTGCTGATGGAAGAGTACAACGCAGACCTTGACGAGTTTGACCAAAGCAAATTAATACAGTATAGAAAGCTATGTTTAATCGATGGCGTTTATAATGTGATTGTTTATCGTGATGATCAGATCCATAGCGAAGCACAGCCCAGAGCTAATGGCCAACTGCTAAGAAAAATACCCTTTATCATTGCAGGCACGTATTCTAATGATCCCGCAGTAGACGATGCGGCCTTATACGATATCGCTGAGATTAATATCGGTCATTACATTAACAGCGCATCTTATGAGGAAGGCATAGATCTACACGGTCAGCCTATGTTGCATATTGATAGTGGTACGATGACTTCTGCCGAGTGGACAGCATTAAACCCTAATGGTGTTGAGGTTGGTGCTCGTCGTGGCATTGTAACTGCCGGTGGTGGTTCAGTAACCTTAGTACAGGCGGTTGCTAACAGTGCAGCATATGAGGCGATGACACAAAAAGAAGCGCAGATGGTTAGCATTGGCGCAAGATTGATTGAACCTAATGGCCAAGCTGAAACAGCAGAAGCAGCGCGCATTAAACATGCAGGCGATAACAGTGTACTGGCTAACGTGGTGCAGAACGCGTCCGAAGCCATACAAACCGCGCTAGGGTGGGTTAATTTGTTTATGGGCGTTACCTTTGAGCCGGTATTCGTAATCAATGAGGACTTTTACGATAAGTCTGTAGATCCACAAACTGTAGTGGCCAAAATACAATTGTTTGACCGTGGCATTATTGGCAAGACTGATATACGCGGTACACTACGCAAGGCCGGTGAGATTGAGCGTGAAGATGAAGAGATTGACGCCGAAGCAGAAGATCAAGATCCTACTGAATGAGCAGCAACAACGCTTTAATAGACGCTATCACGTTACGTCAGATATTAATTGAGCGTTACAGCAGGGGTGAAGCTAAAAAGCTTGTAAAGAACCTTACACGCCTATCAAGGCAGCTTAAGAAAACAGTAAATAGTGATTACGGCAGAGTTCGTGCGGTTAGGTTAGCGCAGCAAGTAACAAGGATTACAGAAACTATACTTAATGAGTATGGCGATGAAATGATTGTAGGCTTAAAGGAGTTCGGCAAAGAAGAGGCGGAATTTGCCAAGCAAACACTATTGGCGGCAACCGCAGCAGAGGCGGTATCATCACCGTCACTTAGGCAGATACAAGCATCTATAACTAAGGTGCCAATGAGATTGATTAGCGGCCAAAAGACTCAAACATTGACTATTGAAGAAGCTGTTAAGGTATTCACCAAGAATCGATCAAAAGAAATAGGCCAGATTATTCGTGATGGCTCGTTGGTTGGTAAGACATCGCAAGAGCTAGTTAAAGACATTGATGAGGTTGTAGGCGGCAAGTTTAAAAGCCAAGCTGAGACGCTCGTTAGAACATCCACTAACCATATGGGCAACATAGCGCGGTCAGCTACCTACAAGGCTAATGATGATGTTATAATAGGTGAGGAATATACAGCAACGCTTGACAGCAGAACATCTATATCATGCTCTAGTTTAGATGGTCAAATATTCCCAATAGGGAAGGGACCGATACCACCAATACATTTTGGCTGTCGATCAGTAAGGGTGCCAAAGGTAAACCCAGAGTTTGATTTAGGATCTGAGATAGTAGGTGAGAGAGCATCAATAGACGGGCCTGTATCTGGCCAAACAACATATGGTGGCTTTCTAAAGCGTCAGAATGCAGCGGTACAGAATGAAGTGCTAGGGGTTGAGCGAGCAAAGTTATTTAGAAGCGGCAAATTATCAATAGGTAAGTTTACCGATGACAGCGGCAAGGTTTACAGTTTACAACGGTTAAAGGAATTAAACCCTTTAGCATTTAACAGCGCCAGTGGCGCATAAACGGTCAGTGACCAAGGTGAAGACAATGTTTAAAACAATTAGTAGACCAACGAATGATTATTCTCCAATGTGGGGTCAATATTGGGCGCAGAATCCACAGCTATTGCGTGGCGTTGGTGCCGATCCTGTAGAAAAGACGCCAGAAGAATTAGCAGCAGATATAGCGGCAACAGATGCAATCAATGCTGAATGGCAAGGCAAGCTAGATACTCTAATGGCAGACAACGACAGGTTAAACGCTAAGATCAGCGAATCAAACAAACACACTAAGGCGGCTGAAGCTAAAGCGGCTAAGGAAGAGAAGGAAAGGCTAGAAGGCGCAAACAACTATGAGCAATTATACAAAAGCTCAGAGACAGAGCGCGAGGGGTTAATGCAGCAGATTGCAGACCGTGACTTAAAGTCAGCGTCTACAAGTGAAGACAATGCAGCCTTGACATTAGCCAACGAATTGACTAAAGACACCAAAAGGGCTAGACTTTTAGCCAAAGAGTTAAAAGGTCGTCTAAAGTACACTGAGGACGGCATTAAAGTAACAGATTCAAGCGGTAATTTGACAGTGTCAAGCATCGCTGATTTAAAATTAGAAGTTTCAAAAAATCCAGACTATGATTTCTTAATAGATGGTGTTGATTCAAGCGGTGGCCGTGCTCCCGGAAACAACAGTAACGGCGGTGCCGCAACAAGTTATACCCGTGCTGAATTTGCGGCACTCAATCCGGCTAGACAGATGGAAGTCTCTAAAGAGGCTAAAGCTGGTAAAGCCGAAATCATCGATTAATAGAGAGAAATTAAAATGGCTGAGAATACTATAACGGGTCTAGTACCCGACATTTACGAAGCACTTGATATTGTATCAAGAGAACTCACAGGTATGGTTCCTTCTGTAACAATGAACGCATCTGCGGAAACCGTTGGACTTAATCAAAACATCCGTGTTGACGTTGAACCAGCGGGTAATCTAGTTAGCATTACCCCTGCAATGACAGTGCCAGAGCCTACTGGTCAAACATCTGGCTTTGTTGACATTCAGATTACCAGAAGTGAAGCGTCTGAATTTGGCTTTAATGGTGAAGACCAGAAAAAGTTAAACACTGGCCCCGGTTATCCTGGTGTTCGTGCTCAAAAGATTGCACAAGCAATCCGTAAGGTTACAAATGCGGTTGAGACTGACCTTTGTGGCTTATATTCATCTATGAGTCGAGCGGTAGGTACTGCGGGCACTACTCCCTTTGGAACTGCGAACGATTACACGGCTGCGGCATTTGCTCGCAAAGTATTAAAAGACAATGGTGGTGATATTGATCCGCAATTGGTTATTGATACAACCGCAGGCGTGAATATGATCGGCCTACAGTCAGCGGTTAATGCTGCGGGTACTGATAGCCTATTGCGTCAAGGTGTATTGCTTGATATTGCAGGTATGCCACTACGCGAGTCAGCGCAGATACTCACACCATCAATTGGTGATAGTAACGGCAACTTTACGACTACAGCAGCAGGCTTTGCGGTTGGTGTTACTAGCATCCCATTAATTACGGGTGCAGATGAGATCATTGCAGGCGATGTTGTTACTTTTGCAGGCGATGCAAATCAGTATGTTGTTACCACTGGTATAGACGGTCCCGGAACTCTTGTTATTGCAGCACCAGGCTTGCGTCAAGCAATCCCATCTTCAACAACTGCGGTAACTAGCATTGCAGCTGCGGCTCGTAATATGTGCTTTGCTCGATCTGCCTTAGTATTGGCGGCACGGACACCAGCACGACCAACTGAAGGCGACATGGCTTCAGACGTAATCACTATTACTGATCCGCGTTCAGGCCTATCAATGGAATTTGCGATGTATAAAGGCTATCGTAAAGTTCGTTATGAGGTTGCCTTGGCTTGGGGTGTTAAGAACATCAAGCCAGAGCATACCGCTTTAATGTTAGGTTAATGTTAATGTTTACCGTTGCGGTTAATCCCGCAGCGGTAACAATCAGGATTGAGTAAAATGAGCCAAAGATTAGAAACAGTAACGATTTATCGAAACGGTGAGCCGGTACTTATCAACAAGTCAGATCTCAAAGATACTGACAAGCAAAGCAAGGACACCCCCAAACAAACCAAACAAAACAAATTTAAACAGCGTTAACAACCATGCTATTTAAGACGCCTATACGCTCGAAGCTAACAACAGGTGAATCTACCCTAGACTTTGGCGCAGGCAGTAAAACGGCTGAGGTTGTGATTACGGGACTAGGTAATATAAAAGCATCATCAATTGTTTATCCCAATGTTAAAATTGAGGCGACAGACGATCATAGAGCAGATGACTTTTTGATTGACCCAATACGGTTAGCGTATAAAGATGTTATAGCCGGTACTGGTTTTACAATATACGGCACAATGGACAATGCTAGGGCCAATGGTGAGTACACCATACAATGGTCATTTAGCTAAAGGTGAATTAGATGGCAGTAGAAGTTAAAAGCGGTGATAGTAGTGACTTAGCAACGGTTGACGCAGTAAGCAAGGCGATACGTGTTACTAGCTATGCTAGCGATGGTAGCGAGGGAGTTAACTCGTTTCCTATACAGGTGGCTACAAATAACGCAACGCAATTAAATGAATTTGTGCTCCCAAGCTTAAACTCAGAAAAGTATAAGTTTTTATCTATACAGCTAATTGGTACTTGGGTGGCCACGGTCACTTTTGAAGGCTCCAACGACAACACAACCTTTTATTCTATTGCTACTACAGATCCTAGCGCCAACGCTACAGGACAAGCCACGGCTACTAATAATAGAATTGTAAAGGTGCCGGTTCTTACTAAGTACATTAGAGCTAGAGTATCTGCTTATACTTCAGGCACAATCTCTGCTAATGTATTTGGTCACTTGGACGAAAACTCATCGGGCTTAATTAGTACACTAGGCACGATAGAGCTAAACCCTGAAACTACCAAAGTTATTGGCACAGTTAATTTAGCGGCTGAAACAACAAAGGTTATCGGTACGGTTAATCTGGCAAGCGATGGTGTGCAAACGTATGAGCAAGTTATATCTGCCGCAACAACCAACCAGACATTAGTTAACTCAGGCGCTACCAAGTTAAAAACATTTAGCATGGTTAATGGCGTTGCTACACTTAGATACTTTAAGTTTTTTAATAAAGCGACAGCGCCTATTGTTGGTACTGATACGCCCTTCTTAACTATAACTATGGCGCCCAACTCAGAGAGCCGCTTTACGCTGCCTAATGGCGGTATAGACTTCAGTCTTGGTTTAGCTTATGCCATCACGTTAGGGCCGGCCCCAGATAACACAACTGCTGATTCTGTAGTTGCTGCGGTCACTGGTATCATTGGGTATGTCTAATGGCGAATGAAAACTTTAGCTGGCTATTGTTAGATACTGTTAATGAGCCGGTAACAAGTGCAAGCCCAGCGCCTACATTATTAATTAGGCGCGTAAGTGATGACTTTATTTACGATTGGGATGACAGCACGTTTAAAAGTTCGGGATGGGTCACTAAGTCGCAAGATATGACAGAGATTGGTGCTACAGACTTTGCAGGCGTCTATGATGCGACATTAAACGTCACATCATTTGCGGGTTATTATTATGCTTATTTAGTTTATAATAATAGTGCCGATGTGCAGCGAATAGCAAAAGAGTTTAATGTTATTGACGGTGCTATATCTAATTTATTGCACGGCCTTAAAGATTCAGAGAGTGCAACATTAAGTAACGTACCGACGGCAGTCTGGAGCTATAGCGAATGAGTGCTTTTAGCATATTGGCGGGTAATTCGACAGCACCGGCAGGCTCAGATACTTGGCTACACTTAAACAGCCAACTAAGGGCCGTACCTGATGTCATAACGGCAACGGAAACGATCACTCAATCAGTAGCAACAACAACAAGCGATGTGGCATCTACAGTAACCACACCAACGACTGTAATAACAGTTATACCAACAGTAATAGGGGTTTAACGTGACTTTGATCATAGAAACGGGAACAGGCAAGGCAGACGCACAAAGCTATATCACAGCTATAGAAATGACTGCTTATGCTGCGGCCAGAGGTATTACTATAGATGGTGATGTATCTGTATTGCTTTTGCGTGGTATGACTTACATGCAAACCTTGGATTATATCGGATCAAAGAATACCAAAGAGCAGGCGCTACAATGGCCCCGCCTTAATGTTTACATCGATACCTTTGTTGTTACTACAACCGAGATCCCGCAGCTATTGAAAGATTTGCAGGCAGAAGTATCTATAGCAATTGGCAACGGTAACGATCCGCTGGCAACGGTCGAGCGTGGCGTTAAGAAAGAAAAAGTTGATGTAATCGAAATTGAATATCAAGACAACGCTGCCCCCTTTGTTTATAATTTACGCATCAAATCATTAGAGCGTAAGCTAGTTACAAGCAGCGGCGGCTCAGGCTTTACGGTGATGCGAGCGTGACATTTTATACAGGGCTAGCAACTACAGCGACTAATCTATTGACCAAAAGAGGTCAAACGGCTTCATGGTCACATGATAACGATGATGGTACGTTTAACCCTGCACTAGGCACGACAACCGGCGGCACGACTACAGCTTATACAGCTAAAGGGGCATTGTTAAATTTTGAAACAAGCCGCATTGATGGCGCGTCAATACTAACGACTGATAAGCGCTTTATAATGGAAGTAGGCAGCAAGCCAGAAGCCGATGATGTTATAACTATTAACAGTGTTGCTTATCAAACGATTAAAGTGCGCGAGATTAACCCAGCGGGTACGCCGGTTATTTACGAAGTGCAGCTAAGGAGCTAGCATGTCTTTTGCCTCAGAGCTTTCAAATTTTACAGTTAAAGCAGCGAGTAATACTGAAAAAGTATTTAGAGGCTCGACTATTAGCTTGTTCAGAAATATTATTAGACGCACCCCGGTAAGGTCTGGACGCTTAAAAGGTAATTGGCAGATAGATATCAATCAACCGGCAAGAGGTGAGGTTAACGACTCAGACAATACGCCAATTAATACACTTGATGGCGCATCGGCTCAAAAAGTAGTTTCTGAAGTCATGCAGGCTAAGTTAAATGATTCTATTTATATGGTTAACAATTTACCGTATGCTCGTATAATCGAAAACGGTAATTTCTCAGATCAAGCACCCGCAGGCATGGTTGGTGTGTCAGTCGCAGAGTTTAACCGCGAAGTAGAAAAGCAGGCAAGGAAACTTAAATGAGTACACATTTTTTAGATATATCAGCGGCTTTAGATACAAACCTTAATACGTTTGCGAGTGCGAATAGCATTCCGGTGGCGTGGGAGAACATCAATTATAAGCCCGTTGTGGGTACTTTGTATCTTAGACCTACATTATTACCGGCTGACACAGATCCTATTGGGTTGAGCTATGTAAGCGCCCTAGACCATCTTGGAATCTATCAGATAGATGTTATATCGCCAATTGATGCAGGTAAGAGCGCAGCAGTCACAAAAGCTGATTTGCTAGCTACTGCATTCCCTAGAAGCAACTTAACTTACAACGGTAAATTAGTTACAATTAAATCGGTATCGCGCAGTACAGGCACTCGTGATGGCGCTTGGTATATTGTGTCTGTTATAATCAATTATCAATCAATTACAGGAAACTAAAAAATGGCCATTCCAATTACTTTTGACGGCGTGATCGCTAGCGTTAGCGCTGATGCACCCGCCACTTATGACGCTTCTGGCTTTGCTGATGCTGGTGTTACTTACACAGTTATCGGTCAGTTGATCAACTTTCCAGATATCGGGCGTGTCTATACAGACGTCGCCTATAACTCGCTAGATGTTCGCGGTACTCGACATATTAAAGGCACTTATGAAGAGCCAGAAGCAGCGCTTGAATTAGGTGTGGTTCGTCTTGATGGCGGCCAAGTCATTCTCAAAACGGCAAGCGATTCAGATAACAGTTTTACGTTTAAGTTTGAATATTCAAACGGCGAAGTCGATTACTTTCAAGCTAAAGTCTTTAGCCTTGTTAGTGCAGGCGGCGATGGTGACACTACGCGAGCTATTACAGCTAATGTGCGTGTTGACCATCAAGGTGTTGTCCAGGTTGCTGCATAATGGATCTATCGTTATTAGTAGCTAATCCAACGGCTGATTGTGTGATCAAAGATCCTTACACCGATAAAGATACAGATATTATTATCACGGTGTATGGGCCTTACTCTAAAGAGTATACAGCGGCTTTTCAGGCACAAGCAAAGCGTGAAGACACTGAGACTTTTGATCTTATTGCAGATTTAACCGTCGATTGGATCAATGTGGATTTTGAGGGCAATCCTTTAGAGTTTAATAAAGCAAATGCTCTCAAGGTTTACGGTATTAAGCATAGCGTTGTCAAAAGCCAAGTTGAGGGGTTTATCTTAAATGGTCGAAATTTTTTGCCCAAACGCTAGATGATTTATGTCTGTATGTTGATCAGCTAGCGTGGCTAAACTCTCGGTCAAAGGGTAGTAAGGTTTTAAGGAAGGACTCTTTAAATTATGATATGCCTGATATTCGCTATTGCAGTTATGTCGCAGAGCTAGCCATTGACTATGGCTTAAAGCCTGAATGGTCAGAGCTTAACGCATGGAACATATTGACTCAGGCTAATTTAAATAGATTTGAGTCTAAAGCCATACACTTAATGAGTGTTACTTACCAAAATAAATATAGTCAATATGATGGTAAAGACGCACCACGGCCATTTGTCGGGAATGCTAGGCAAGCCAGCGAATCAATTAAAAACGCACTTAGGACTAAATAATGACTGATGTTGCAAACCTTAAAATACAAGTCAAATCCTCCGGTGTTAAACAAGCAACAAGCGGCCTTGATAAATTAGAAAAGAAAGGCGGCGAGGCTGAAAAAGCCACGGTAAAGCTAAGAAACTCTGTCGATGTAATGGGCAAAGCTTTTGCGGCTGCGGCTGTTGTTGGGGTTGGCTCGCTAACACTGTTAACAAAAGAAACTCTAACCTACGCTAAAGAAGTCGAAAACCTTTCTAGATTATCAAACTTAACTACTGATGAATTCCAGCGTTATGCTGCGGGAGCAAAGCTTCTCGGTATTGAGCAAGAAAAACTATCCGATATATTTAAAGATACCAATGACAAAATTGGTGACTTTCTGCAAACTGGCGGCGGTCCGTTAATAGATTTCTTTGAAAATATTGCACCAAAGGTTGGCGTTACGGCTGATCAATTTAGAGACTTGTCAGGCCCGAAAGCATTAGAGCTATATGTAACAAGCTTACAAAAAGCTAACGTGTCTCAAAATGAAATGACTTTCTTCTTGGAAGCCATAGCCAGCGATGCAACAGCGCTAGCCCCATTGCTTAGAGATAACGGCGAAGGCTTCAAGTTTTTAGGCGACCAAGCAGCACGCACCGGCGCTATAATGGGTGAAGAGGCCCTAGAGGCAGCAAAGAATTTAAACGCTTCCTTATTCATTACAGGACAAACAGCGTTAG